GTAGCAGATGCATTGTTTACATAATCATCATAGTTCTTAATCTTAAGACTTGTGCTTGCGATACCTACACCAGCATTAGCACTCTTAAGATCATCATCGTCTGCTCTGATGACTTTAAGGACGCCGCCATATGAGAGATAAGATGATGCGCTCATCCAGTACTCATATTGAGAATCTGCTGTCTTTGGTTCACCAAATACGTTAATGAGATCTTGCTCATTAGTGATGTTTGTGACTTCTTCTACAGGTCCAATTTCAAATGGTCCCGCAATGGCACCAATGTTATCAAGTACATTATCAGCTCTTCCTACAGTTAAGTCAACCTCCCTTATCAGTACTCCAGGAGATAATTGAGGAGTCGCCATGTGTTAGTTCTCCGTGATCTCAGTTTATCTGAAAATATTTATTAAAAATCATGTTTTCACAGGGGAAACATGACGTGAACTACCAGTCTGGATATTCCCACATATTACTAGATTTTTTATTATCAATTATTCTTTTTATAGTACATTCTTTACACTCATATGAATATGAAGATGCCACGGCACCTCTATCTTTTCTAGTTCTATAAAAATCTTCAACTAAATTTTTTGTTTCTCCACAAGACCTACATTTTCTATCTTGTAGGAGTAAGTGTCCTAGTTTTATTTGACCATCTAAATCCATCAGGATAGATACTCCCACATAAAAGAACGGTCTCCATATTCATCCGCATTAAACCACCTATCCCCTTCAGAGTCTGTAAAACTTGCATCATCTAAACCATCGTCCATAAAACCAAATGGTGCCATATCCTGTTCAATTTGATTCTTCTGTTCTTCATATAACCTTTTACGAACATCTTGGTCGGTCAGTTCCTTAAAGTAGTCCATTTGGACTAACCAAGCATAGATGACAAGACACATTGCTAAGTCATCATTACATCCTTCCTCAGCCTCAAATGAATTGTGCTTTGAGATGAACGTAGTTAATTCTGAAATAATCTCATAGTCATTAAAGATAAGTTTATCTTCCTCAATCAAAGTCTTGAGGTTTAGAGACCCGACCTTTTTGACAGTCTTGGACATCTTCACGCCTAACTGTGTCTTTTTACCAGAGAACCCTTGACCAACAATCTGACCTGCTCTACCCCTCATAGAACACATTAGCAGATTTTGATACTCAAGATCATACTGAAGAATACTTGCAACTTGGTCTCCAATATCATTTACTTCGCATAAGATAAATGCACTATTATAACTCTTTGCTACTTCATAGATGATATTAGGAAACAGCATTGGTTTGATATCATTGTTCCTATATTTTGCTACGACCCTGTGAGGAAACTCTGTGATATCAACAACAACAAACGCAGAGTAGTCTTCTCCAACTCCTCTAGCAACGTCAACTGTCATCACATAATCATGATTTTCTTTTGATGGTTCATAGACATCTAATCCAGCATTTCTAGTTTTTGGATTATCGTATATTAACGTTCTTAATTTGCTTGGAGCAATGAGAGTGTCAACAGATCCAAGGAATTCACATTCAAACTCAACTTTGAATTGTTGTTCAGATGTGTTAGCAATTGTAGTTTCTTTCCACTTCTCATCTCTTCCTGGAACTTCTGACCAGTGAACATCTGTGGGAACATATTCATTCTTACTCTTCTCGGCATCGTGCCACATACGGTAGAAGTGGTTCATACCATGTGGCGTAGATACGATGATTACTTTGGTGTTTTTGCCAGAAGTAATAGTAGGATAAACAGATGCAAAGAACGAGTCAGCAACGTGATTTGGGACAAACGCGAACTCGTCGAGAAAGAGGATGTTGAACGACATACCTCGGACAGCACTTGCAGACGTAGAAGCTGCCAATATCTTACTGCCATTTTCTAATTCCAGAGATCCTTTGTTCCATGCCACAATACCTTGCTGCATCCATTTTGGCAAGTTTTCGTATGCAGTCTGTAACCTTCCAAGAAGTTCTCTTGCGGTTGCTGCTTTGTTTGCCAGAATACCAATGTTAACACTGTCATTAAAGACAGCATAATGCAAAAGGTAAGATACGACTGTAGTGGATTTACCAGTCTGTCGTGGCATCTTACAGATATTAAATCTGTTTTCGTGGAAATTATTGATTAACTTCTCTTGAAAGTGATATGGATGAAACTGCGTAAGACCCTCATCAAGAGAAACAATCTTGATATAATTGTTGGCAAAATAAACAGGGTCTTCCTTACATTTCATAAACTCAAGAATTTGTTCTTGAGTAAACTCAATGGCAGTATTTGCTTTTTTTAGATTAGGATTGCCAAGATATACATTATCAGACATAAGTTATCAGCAGTTCCAGGCTCTTAGTGATTTATTGATTCTGCTATCTGGATCATTAGCAGTTTTAGAGGAAGTCAATTTCTTCTTCATCCCTTTCATTCTCGCACAAAAGCTCTTTCTACGAGGGTTCCCAACTTTCTTTGAAGGTCTCTTAAGATCGCTTCCTGGGTTTTCACGTTCATACGACTTCCTACCTTTTTCATTTAAACCTCCCTCTGGATTCTTACCTGACTTTTTTTGCCAGTCTTCCGTATGTAGGAGGGGTTCACCTGGTTCATAGTCGGAAATGTCATAATTCCTTACCTTTCCACCAGGATAAACTTTTTCGATTTGTGCTTGTACTTCTGCTCTGCTTGGTTTAACAACAGAAGGAAAGAACATTTGAATAATATACAGTTTACCCCTAAATGTAAGGAAGACTCTTATGATTTGTCCAGTCTTTCTAGGAATCTGAACTGCTTCGCCCATTGGTTTCACATAGTTCTTGTCTGGACCAATCTTGCCACCATCGCCACCTTTGAATTTTGGTCCATCACACTCTGCGGTTCCATGTACAGGACACTCTGTTCCTTCATGAGTATGATTGCATCCTTTCTTCTCATCAATCTGCTCACCATCATGAATGACTTCATCACCTGCTTTTACGCAACGGTTGTAAGTCTTACCAAACAGTTTCTGGGTTCCTGCTTTCTTGTATCCCTTCCAGCACTTCTTACCTGCTTCACCAAGTAACTTAGAACCAAGACCTTCGGTTGGTTGAAGTGGGTCTGGCGTTATGAGATCAGTAAACTCATAATCAGTTGGTTTATAATCAGTTCTCCAATTTGAAAACTCTTCTTTCTTAGTTTTATTACCCCAGTTTTTAGCACCTACCTTACGACACTTGACCAGTGCTCCAGATGCATATGCGGAAGGCCATACAGAGTAGCGAGACTTGACCTTATGATAGCAAGCATCTTTTTCGCCCTTGCCTTCTTCGAGGTCGATGTCAATCTCATCACCTACTTCTACATTATTCTCAGCAAACCATCCACGATTTACTTCTATTGCACAGAGGATTTCTCCATCAGATCCAACTGAAGTTTCGTCGTTTGGTTCTAACTGTTTAATACTTTCGATTATACCGTCTTCTCTGATGAAGGCAATGTCAAGAGGAATCATGGTATCTCTCATATGGAAAGATTGCTGAGCAACTTCCTCAAATACGAAAAGCATTCCGCTATTCTTATCTAAACTTTCGCGGAACATCAATCCAAGATTAAATTCTTTGATGTTGGTTGGAACCTCAACATAAAGAGGTAAGGTTGTAAATTCTTCTTTCATACCTTTTGCCTTTCTCTCATTTGCAACACTATGATCTTTACCAGTTCTAAATTTAGAATCTGGACCAAATCCAGATTTAGCAGAACCATACTTATCTTGCATATGACGAATCATGCGCTTAGATCTATCAAACTTGTCAAGACCTTGCTTATCATACTTGGGTGCTTTTTCAACAATATTTTCTTCATTGGTAACATAGTCTGCCGCAGTGTCTATGTAATCTGCTGCTTTTGTAATTTTGGATTGGACCCAGGCTTTCAGTTCACCCTCTCCCTTTTTGCCCATTTTTTTCTCCAATCTTTTTGCGGCATTTTTGATAGTTTTCAGTTCAGAACGTGCCATTGAATACTCATGGTCTTTTTTATGTTCTTCAGTTGCCACGTTGATTGCTTTCCCTTTTCTATCTGGATTTGGATCTTTTGCGTTCTTACGACGGAATGCTTTCTCCTCTTCATCCTTGGAGAGATTGCGCTTCATTTTGCTAGAACCGCACTTGGGTTTTGTTGTTTGTCCTGGTTGTCTGGCGCAAGGTTTCCCTGCATATTTGCCACCCAACTGAACCCACCCAGGCTTGCCATCAGAAGACTTACTCTTGCCAAACCAGTCACGCAAAGAAGAATCACCACTTTTGTTCCCCTCCGAGACGGCACCACCGTTCCCGTTTCCGTTCCCGTTTCCGTTTCCATTCTTTTTAGTTTCACCTTCATCATCAACAGAATGTCCATTCTCCTTACGGAGCATACCAGCAGCACCCACTACCTTAAATCCTTTAGGGATAGGTTTACATTTCTCATCTGTATAGCAGTAGTAATATCCTGCTTTACACTTGCCGTTCTTAGCCATTCAATTGAGTGGATATTCTTTATTATTTATCAACCGTCAAGTGCTACAGTAAGACCAAGAGTCATACCAGGCAGTGCTACCCAATTAGTTCCATCATAGAACTCCATTTTTTTGATTGTTGTATTATAAATCATTGCACCTTCATTAAAAGATGCTGCGTCTCTTGCTGCTGTTGTATACTGTGGCATATAAAATGCACCAGATGTATTTAATGTCGATAAAGTGGTAATGCCAGTGACATTAATATTGTTAACATCAAGACCAGACGCATGTAAACTTTGAGAATGGAATTGTATACCTTGAGTATGTCCAAGAGTAAGAGCTGTACCTACCTGAACAGTGTCGTTATTGCCATCAAGAGTTAGTGAAGAAGTTCCAACAGTAAGAATACCGGTAATTCTAGAATCACCATTTACAACTAAATCTTCACTATAGAATCCAGTATCAACTCCAACATGTAACTTTCTTGCTGTTGCTACGCCAGTAATATTCCAATTTACTGCATTTGCTTCATCATAAACAAGATCACCGGTTACGTTTAAATTGCCGGTTACCGTAGCGTTACCTTCAACATATAATGCAGAATCAGATCTTGCTGTAGTTCCAACTCCAACATTTTTAGTAGTGTGAATACCAGCAGAAGTTACTGCCCAAGTACCTGCAGCTCCAACTGCACCGCCAGAACCTAAAGCAGTGCTAGCAATGCCTACCCATTTGGAACCATCATAAATCAGAAGTTTGCCTTCACCAGTCGTGCGATCAAAGGTGACATCATCAAGGTCATGAATGACTCCAGCACCACCACCGCCGATGGTAGCAATCTGTTGCTGGATTCTATTGATGAATGTTCTGTAATGATTTTGTAACTGGTCAAAGGTTACAAACTTTTGATCCAGTGGAGTTAATGGATCTTCAGAATTATTTGTTGATGGGTCGCCAGGTAAAGTTGGATTATCTTCTACTAAAAGTTTCTTTTCGTTTATCTCTGAGATAGTTTCCTCAAGATAAGTAATCTTTTCGACTAACTCTTTATTCTTTTCTTCTAAAGTATCTAACTGAAGTCTTTTAAGAACTTCCTGTATCTCTTCTTTTACAGTCTCAATATTTTCATTTTGCTTCTTGATATGTTGTTCATTGACAACCAGGTCCATCTGAAGACCTTTCATTTGCTCAGAAATATTG